CCGTCTTCGCCTTCGTAAACATAACGAGTAACGAATTTAACTCCGTTAATTATTTGGTCTTGTTCCGAACGTGCGTTAGGGAATGCAACACCACTACTTACTAACTCAATCAATTTAGTGAATAAAGATTTTTCGCCTTTTAAACGAGTGTTTTCTTCTTCGTCTAAATCGTAGTCAACTGGAGCGCTATCAATCAACAACCAATCTTTGTTTGGGTATTCGCCAAACTCGGATAAAATCGTTTCAAGTTTATTCGTCTTTAAATTGGTTGTGTCTGCGCCTGTTTCTTCAGTTACTTGGTCTTCAGTAGTTGCGTTTTCTAAGTCGGTAAATTCAAGCGGTTTTAAAGTCCTAAAGAATAACTTTAAAGCTATGCCGTTAAACGCTAATATTCTATCAAATGCTTCGATTATTTCGTCTTGAAATGGCTTAATAACCATATTGTTAAATAGAATAAACGAGTTTTGTAATTCGTCTGCGTTAGATGAAAATCCATTAGATGAAGCAATCCCGAATAAAAGCGGACTTGTTACGTTATGACCTAACATTATTTTTCGTAAACATTCTTCCGATAGGTAGGTGTAATGGTCTGGCGCATCATTCAATGGAATATCGTCTACCGTAGTTTTTGATTCTGCGTTTAAGTTGAATGCTACAATAACCTTTTGACCTTTCGAACCGGTTAACTTGCTTAATACCTTTTGACTTATTAGGTCTTGTTGTTCTTCCGAAGGTACTCCATTGTTAAAGTTGACCACCTTAGTTCCTGAGAATCCGTTTTGAACTTCGTTGATTAAATAGTCGGATACTTCTTCTTCTAAAACTGCGTAAGGTATCGCACCTTGATAGTCAGGATAAGCGTAGTATTTCATTCCAACTCCGTAAGGCTTAACGAACATTATTTCGATTTTGTCTTGTGAGTAACCGAACGCACTAAAACGAGTTGGTGGGAACTTGCGTACATTTTCCCAGTTATCCGAATAATAGTAACCCGTTATTTCGCCTTTCTCGTTGCACTTTTCCGCTCTTAATAGATTAACGGGTATGTGATAAACCTTTAAGATTTTATCGTGCTTGTCATTGTAATGAACTTGAATAGCGAATTGACCGAATAATTTCCTATCAAATACCATTTTACGCAAACATTCAGGACTAAACAATGTCATCATTTGAGCGTACTCGTTAGGCTTTTTCGAAGCATCTAAAGCGCTAAGTCCTTTGCCGTAAATTAAACGGCTTACGTTGTTTATAATTGCGCTATTTGTGGTTGATTTCGTGTACCTATCAATTAAGTAATTGAAGTAGTTGTTATCTTCTCCGAACTCTACCCACGCATCTCGTTTAGATTCTTGGATAGTCGGTTGTTGATATTCCGCAAGTTGTAAAATGTGTACGTTATTACTCATACATTATGAAGTCGTTAGTTGTTTGATTTGATATGTACTGCCCGTTGTTAACCGAGAATGTATTTATAGGTTGATTTGTGCAGAACATTCGTTCCTTTAAAATTAGGTTTTGATTCGCATCATATACCTGAAGCCAGTAAAAGTGATTTTCTTTAGTTGGAAAAATACCAATAGCCGCCGTATAGTAATCATTCGGTAATATTTGAATGTTAGGAACGTAAACATTTACATTCGTGTTTTCGTCAATCAAATATAAATCTTGCGCTAATCCGTAACGCACAATGAAATTGATTTGTTGAGAAGTTAATTGTTCTTTGACTACTATCATATTAGTATAACTATTATTCCGTTTTTTTGTGCAATAAAAAAGGGGTGTTTCCACCCCCTTAACGCTTATGAAACAAAGTTCTTATGAATTAACTACCGTAGGAGAACCCAATAAAGTAACTAATTGTGCTTCGGTGTTACAATCTAACCAGTTCGCTGGAACTGCCTCTTGCCCAGTCAAAGTCAAAGAATATCCTGTCATATCACCAAGCGCAGTACCATTTGAAATAGTTCCCGCAGTTACATCCATACCGCGAACCAATCCCGCAATAAAGAAATCTCCGTTGTTAGTTTCTACAACTACGTTAGGTCTTCCGTAAGAAAGTAACTTAATTTGCTTGTGTGTAATTTGGTCTTGTTTCTTTAATTGAATAGACAAAACTTGCTCAAAGAAAGTTGTACCATTCTCACGAGAAGAAGTGATAGTTGTTTCAAACGAGTTAGTTCCTTTCAATTCATATTTATAAATGTTGTTGATGTTACCGCCAATCGCAGTAATTACGTCTTCGTAACCTACCGCAGTATCGTAAGTAACGTCTGTTGTTCCGTCAAAGTCCCCGTAGTTAATGAAGTAGATGTTTCTTAACCCACCTACTACGTCTTTACAAGGTTCTTGTCTTCCGTGTGAAATATCGCAGCTCATTTTATTTTATTTTTTTAATGTTTTACAAAAAAAGGGTGGCAGTTTTATCCACCACCCCGTTATATTTTGGTTAGGTTGATTATCCGTAAATTACGATGTCTTCAATAACTCCGTAAGTTGCACCCGCAGCCATTCGCATAACTACACGCACGTTATCATCTCCTAAAGTAGCTGAAGTATCAATCACTCGTACTTCTTGCGTGTCGCTCAATAAAGAACAACCGAAGTAAAGGTTAGATGTAGTCGCTACCATCATTGAATCAACTGGAAGTCCGTTAGCCATAAAGATAGGCAACCCGTTGAAAGTCAACGCTCCGTTGTTGTACCACATTGTACCTTGTGCGTTAACACCTGAATTTGAAGTAGCAGCAACTGCGAAACCACCCAATGCAGCAACGTAAGCCTTAGCCACGTTTTGTGATACGTAGATTTTTAAATCAGGCTTTCCGTAAAGTGCAGCAGGAATAGCATCGTAAACCGCTTGTAATTCTCCGATTACGTTAGCTGGAGTAATAGCAGTTGAAGGTACTAATTGAGCAGCGGGTAAGTTAGGGTCAGCCAAAGCAGTTGTGTAAAGTCCGTCAAATTGTCCTGAGTTAGAGTTAGAACCTTGCCAAATAGATACCTCGTTAGCAGCAGCAACTTTTTCAGCAGCGTAAGCGATTAGGTAATCTGCGAAAGATTTAGGCAAAGTGTCGAAAGAAGAATAACCCATTTCGATTGATTGCCAAGTTGAGTGAAATTGAGATTTACAAAAAGTAAGGTTTACTTGAAGGTCTTTTACTTGAAGAACTCGCTCAGTTAAATCAACGGTAGAAGTAGGAGTAAAATCGCAAGTAGCATCAGCTAAAATTGCGTTCGTATCCAATCGTTGAATAACTGCTTTGTACTTTACGTTAGGCATAACGGTAACACCGCCACCTTCGATTGTTGGTGCGCTCAAAAGAGCAGCAGAAACGTACTTACCTGCCCATTGACCAGCGTAAGAAGTTGTAATGTTAGTTGTTGTTGGCATTTTATTTTTCTTTTATTAATTATACATTTTATTTAAGATGGAATCCATTATTCCTTTTGGTGCTTTTTTACCGATTTTAGTGAACTCGGTTTTAGCTTCGTTTTCAGGGTTAAATGCTATTGGTGTAGGTTCTTCGGAAAGTTCGGTCTTTTCTTCTACGACTTCGTCAACTTTCGATAGTTTAGCCAATTCTTCTTTTAACGCTTCATTTTCTTTTTTCAAGTTTTCCATTTCACTAAAGAATGTTTCTTTAACTATTGATTCAATAGTTTTCTTAGGAGATGATACAGGTTCGCTCATTTCTTGGTCTTTAGCTTCAGTAGGTACTTCTTCGGCAGGTGCTTCAGGCATTTCTTCTTCTTCTTTTACCTCTTTAACTTCCGAGATGATTCCTTCTTCAACGATAACCAAAATGCGTCCGTCTTCTAATTCGTATTCTCCAACCGGAACGGCTATCTTTTGTTCGTCTTCAGTTACAACGAAAACTTCTTTTCCTGTTTCAAAAGAATCGGCTTCGATTTTAGTAACTCCGTCAGCCATCATCATTTGTTCTAATTTTACTTCCTGAGAAAGTAACGCTTTGATTTTTTCTAATAGTGTGGTATTCTTCATATTGTTTTTATTTAATAACTTATTTAATTTTTGTTTGTTGCATTTTTAGTTTCCGCCCGTCCCGTTATTAGTAGTTGAGTGCGTGG